TCAGAACATAACCACCTGGCCGCCGGTCTGCGGGTGTGGCATCACCGGATTAATTTCACCGGGCTTTGATATTGAGCGCATGAAGCTTTCCATCGTCACAAAAGTGTGGCCGCAATTCACATTGATGCATTGGTGATAGCGCTCTTTGGTTTCGGTGGTGATTTGGCTACTACTGCGGGTATGGGCTGCACTGTGGCATAAAGGGCAATTAAACATGATCCGGACTCCGGTATTATCCCGACTATGGTCGGTGTTAATGATAATTATGCGTGAGTATTGATTAAAAATCATCATTCCATGTCCAAATCATCTATTTTTACTTCCAATTCAAGCGCAGTAGTAAAACCGGTATCACTCACTGAGTGAGTCAGACTGCTGACAAACCTCGACGACTCGATCTTACAAGGTGAAGACAGGTAGAAGAGTAAAGCGTCCGCGCCAGGGATAATGAAATGGACGCTCCAACTTTTACGGCATCAAAGTGCCTAAATGTGAGTGTTAAAACTCAGAAGAAGGAGCGTCCACATGAAAGTATCTACTCTTGGTATCGACCTGGCAAAAAATGTTTTCCAGCTTCATGGTGTCGGCTGCAACGGTCAAACTGTTCTTAAGAAGAAACTCACCCGCGATAAATTCCTCCCTTTTCTCATGCAACTTGAACCTTGCCTGATTGGCATGGAGGCCTGTGCTTCCAGTCATCATTTTGCGCGTGTTTTACGGCAGTATGGGCATGAGGTTAAACTCATTCCCCCTCAGTATGTGAAACCTTATGTCAAAACGAATAAGACAGATGCCGCTGATGCAGAAGCCATTTGTGAAGCTGTTGCACGGCCTAATATGCGTTTTGTTCAGATTAAAACGGCAGAGCAACAAGCTATTCTGGTGCTGCATACCGAGCGAAACATCCTTATCCGCGAACGCACTGCTTGTGCTAATAGTATGCGGGCCATTTTGGCTGAATTTGGCATCATCATGCCTCGCACATTAAGTCAGCTGTATAAGAAAATCCCTGAAATATTGGAAGAATATGATAACGAGTTATCAGCTTTTGTCCGTTGTAGTGTCGCGCGTCAACTTGAACACCTTCAGGGTGTGGAAGATCAAATCACGTTGATCGAACAAGAACTTAGCCGTTGGGCAAAAACACAACCCGCCTGCCAGCGGGTCATGAAAGTCCCCGGCGTGGGATTGATGACGGCGACCTACCTTGTGGCGTCAGTGGGGAATGGGCAACAATTTCATTCAGCGAAACAATTTGCCGCCGAGAGAGTTCTCAAGTGGCGGTAAGCAGAGATTGGGCCGAATCAGCAAAAGAAGTGAGCGCTATTTCCGTTATCTTCTGGTCCATGGTGCGCGGGCAGTTGCAGCCGTTATTGAGAGACACAAAGACAATATGCCGTGGCTTTACAGGCTGTTGAATAAAAAGGCCTATAACGTAGCCGTTGTGGCACAGGCCAATAAAACGGCACGTATTTTGTGGTCGATGCTGGTTCAGCATACGGAATATCGAACCTTGTCCGCGGTTTGAGATAATCTCAAACACGGATAAGGCTCAAGAACAAAAGTGAATACGTTTCAGGTAATTGCAAGTGTAATTATTGAGATGGCAAAACAGGTAAGACCGCAAGTGAGAGACTCCGTGAGCCGCCGGGGCATTTGGCCCGTAAGGATGACAGGAACTCACTTGGCGGATTTCATCATGGTTCGGGCGCAATCGCGCCCATAAAGAAACCGGATATATGGCTGCAATACCTGAGCGCTATTTTCAAGAAAAAACACTTGGTTTATTGGGAGCGTCCATATACGCGGCACGAGCCATCAGGGACGCTTATTTTTACAAAGGGAATACGGCGTCTTTATGATCTACCTGTTTTCACCGCTGCGGGCACTTTGTCATTAACCTCACTCACTGAGTGAGTAACAGTGACTAGCGTCCAGTCGGCCTCGTCAATCTGCTTTTTGAATCCGGTCACTTTAACCGGCACCTCTGGATAAAGATCGGCGCGACCTTTGGCAAGTTGGATAGAAAACTTCGCCGCGCCACGTTGCAGCCGTTCCCAATTGGATTTCGCCGCCCGTTGTGCATTGTTTTTACTGGCGTAAGTGGTGCGCAAGGTCAACACATTTTCATCCGTACCTATCAGATATTCACCCTGTTTCTCTTCTGGCTCTTTTGGCTTGGCAGTGCTTTTCGTCTTGCGTTTACGCTTTACCTTTATTGCTGGCTTTTCGGTGGTGCGGGTATTCAACCAGTTCGCCACGACGCCGGTATATGCGCCCCGGTCAGCCATACTAAATTGATGGCCGTCACCCAAACTGCGGATAATGGTCATCACTGGTATCGGTTTACCGCTGGCGGTTTTCGATTGGCCTTGTTTAATAAATAACAGATTGCCATTTTTAACTGCGGCAATAGCGCCATATTGTTTCGCTAAGCGGGTAATTAAATTACCGTCTGATTCGTTGGTTTGGTCTATATGGTCAACCGCTAAATCAGACATGGCTTTATTTAAATTTCATCAGTAATACCGGTCTCCAGCACGCCCACATCCAGGCGAAAAGTGCCGGGTGCCTCGTTGGTTTTCCACCACTCAATCACTTGGATTAGATAGCCGAGTGGCTCAACTACGCGCCGCAATGCACCTATAGTGCCTTTGCGTTTATGCACAGTGTAAGAGGCTTTAACGACTGCCCGTTTTGTATTCTCCGGCCAGTTCTCATCCCATCTATCAACCGACCACGCCCACGCCAGATAAGGCAATAATTCCAGCGGGCAGGTATCAGCATTCCATAGCTGGCGCAATGGCACATCAATGTCAGCCATACGCGCGCAGGCTTGTGCGGCGGCAATTTCCAGCGGTGTGGAGCCAACGGGTAATAGGCGTTTATTCATCTGAGCCACCCGCCGTTAATGTATAGCCGGTGCAATAAGCCGCTTGTGTTTTATCCAGCACCACATCAACTACCGGCGCGGCCAACTCAACTCGCTGCACCCCCTCAACATGCAGCGCGGCATAAATCGCTGACTTACGAATATCGCGCCCTAATCGGCGCTGAGTGCTGATATAGGTTTGCAATTGGGCCTCTGATGCCGCACGGATAGGCTCGGCTTCCGGCCCCGGGTAAAAATAGAGCGTGGCGTCAATCTGGTATTCCACGATATTAGCGGCATTAACCGTTAATCGGTCGGCTACCGGCCGCACATTTTCGTCATTCAGGGCAGTAAATACTTTATCCAGTAGATCCTGCGGTGCCGTACCGTTGCCCTCGCGGGATAGCACAGTGACGGTAACGCAAGCGGGGGACGGGCTGATTGCGGAGGCGTCAGCAATGCGGCCATCAGCACTACGGGCATGGTATTCATATGCGCCGGTTGGCCCCGCTACGCTCAACCCCTCAAAGGCTTGCGGGATACGCACCCGAAAATCGTCGTCAGACTCCATCACTGCGGTAATGGGTGGGATGGCGTCTGGATTGGCTGGCGTGATGGTAAATCGCTCAATACCATTATTCGCGCCGAGATGATCTAAATCGCTACCAATGGCATGGGCCACCATTACCGCCTGCGCACCCTCTGTAAGCCTAAAAGTTGGTAAGATGGATCCCGCTGGATTTATTAGTCATTTACAAGCGGTTAAAGGAAGTCTCAACAATCCCACGCATAACGCCGAATTGTTGAATATGCTTTTGGCTGAAAGTATCGGTAAAGCAGAAAGAGTACAACAGGCACTAATTTCTACATTTATAGCATCTCAGAGTTTTGATGAAGCCAAACATCGATTCGATCGTATGAATAAGAGTATCAAAAAACTTACGGAGGAAAATTTAAGCACCCTAGTGGATGGCTTCCGAAGAAATAGACAGTTGAACCAGTGTATCTATCTAAATAACAACAACAACAGACTTAAATTTTTTATTGAGCGGACAACAGGCAAGACCGCAATAACAAATGGGAACGAAATAGTTTTATCTGATTGATTAGATCTAAATGCTGAAACTAGCTCCAGCATTTAAAATTACTTCCCTATCCACTCCAACGCCAGATCCCCAATCCATTCATTATCGCCGTCAGTAAAGCCCAATAACTGGCGGCGCTCGTATTTAATCGTTGGCCCGTTTTTTGTGACTTTATCCCGCAAGCCGTAGTGATGCACCCTAGCCAAATTATTGACCGTACCGCTAAAGGTCACTGCGGCCTCATCGGCGTTAGATTCGCTTTTGATAAAACGGGCGGTGCGCAGTTTGGTAAACATCTTGCGCTTGATGCGGCCTTGTTTATCGCGGCGTTTTTTCTTGCGGGCAACAAAGGGAGAACCGTCGGGATTCTGCTGTGCCTGAATGTGCTTTTGTTGGCGCTGGCGAAGTTCTTTAGAGACCTGACGCATAAATGCGCCGCGCGCCTGTGGGGATAATTGCGCCAGCAAGATTGATAATGTTTGGTCTAATTCGTGCAAGTCATTCACTCGGCCCACTCCGCGACAGTTTCACCGTCAACATTCACTTTGTAACTTTTGACAAAGTATTCCGGTGGCACCGGCTCGTCTAGGTGAGTCACGGTGAATACACCCTCTTGCTCTTTCACGATGGTTCGCTCGGTCAGCTTGAGATCAATACTGATATCTCGCAGCTTGTTATCCAGATAATCCACCTCAAAAGTGAAACCATCTGGCCGTTTATCGGGGTTTGCCATGATATCCGGCTGGTTTGTGCGTAACCAATGCAGGATAGGGACGATGATCAAATCCAAGTTATCGGCATAATCCGTAATCACCAGATTTAAGGTGTACTGGTACTCAAAAGATAATGACGGGGCGAGCGTGGCAATAATGACCCCGTTGTCGATAAACACATGCAAGCAATCGGGGCTTTTCCTGATGTACGGCACGGTTTTCATGATATTGGCGCGCAAGGAATCAGGCTTTAGCATCGAAAGCGGCCTCTTGCTGGCAAATAAGTACAGTATCAATCTGCGCGGCACAAGCGTGTAAAGCCGCCTCTAATTGGTCGATATCGTCGTTTAAATCGCCGTTAGTTTGTGGATTGGCCGCCGGAAACAGGCATGCTGTGACCTTCGGGCAGCCATTGACGGTAATCTGTGGCCCCATTGAGGGCGGGGCGCTGACGCAGCCGGATAATATCATCAGGGAGGGGAGCATCAGCCCAACGGCGTAAGGTTTCATTTTCACGGTATAACCTCTTGATTTGGCTATTGCGCTGTGCCAACAACTGATCGGCACTGGCGACCTGTTGCCGTAATTGTGCCTGCGCCTGATTATTGGCATTGGCGGTCAGTGCCAGGGCGATAAGTTGGCTGTTTTTATTGGCTGTCTCGACCGTTTGCTGGTCAATCACTACTTGGCGAGCCTCAGACAAACGGTAAGTTTGCACGCCACCGGCAAGCAGCAAGACGGCGGCAACTGTCCAGGCGAGTGGGGCTGTATTGATAATTTACATGGATTAGCCCGGATATTGACGGGCGGGCAATTGAAAATGCGGGCCGTCTTTAAATGTTGTCCAGTTGCCGCCCCATTCCACGGCGATCCCCAACTCAGCGGCGGCTTGTTTCATGGCGTCAGCCATGGGGTAAAAATACTTCCATTCCCAACTCACCTTACCGTTTGGTAACGGCACGATATCGACTGCATGGCCGGTTAAATGGCGGCTGTTCATGGTCTGGCTGGCACTGTCTTTGACCAGTTCACGCTGGCGCTCCACTGTACGGCAACCCTCAATCACTTTAAAATCAATGGGGGTGATTTCCAGCGCGCGGCGCACGACTTTGACCAAATCAGGATGCACGCCGATCAGATTGCTCTCACTGGCCTTACCGAAAATAAATTTATTGTTTGGCATCAGTGGTTCCCGCCTTTTTGTTGATGACTTTGAATACCAGTTCACGAATTGCCTGTAAGCCAATCAGCCCGATTAGGCAGCTAATAAAGATTTCTACTTTCCCAGCGGCAACTTCGGTTAATGCACCATTCAGCCAAGGAATGGCATCAATCAGATGGATCAGCATCGGGGAGATAACCGTGCGGTAACACTGGCCCGATAACTAATGTTGATGTCTTGCAAGAGCATATTGACAGTGTGATCAGAGGTTTTCGCACGATGCGTGCCGTTAAAGCCGATCATGATGCGATCGAGTGCCTGACGCTTCACAATGGCATCACGGATGCGCGTTTGAAAATCAGGGAATTTAGACCACATGTCCAACTTAGGATAAGGCAATGCGGTGTCAAAGTTGGTTTGGGTGCAATTGTAGCGAGTGCCATCTAA